CTTTAATCTCTCCTTCGAACTCTTTAAATTCTTCTAGTTTAGAATTGAGTTTTTTAATTTCTTTTTCGTCCAACGGTTTAATTCTGTCCTTTACCTCTTTAGTTTCTATTACTTCTTGAGGTGATATATCCATTACTTTGTATCTTTCTAATAATTCGTTTACTCTTTGTGCGTACCCTGGAGTTGCATGTTCTTGTACCCAATCCTTATAACTCACGTTAGAGTCTACGATATATGATTTTCCTTGTTTATCCCGNGCTATCCTGCTTTCTATTANCGGTGCTATTTCGTCGTNNGGGAANAAAGGTATTGTAGTTGACCTGCAATAGGGATGCAGTGGTGGAACATTTACCCCAGTTTGTCCTTCTTTAGTTGTAAATACCTTTCCATCCATCTCCCTACATATATCTGATGTCCTATTATCTAAGGTTGATACATATTGAAAAAAATCTACTGCACCACTTTCCTCATAAGCCTTCATAGTTCCTTTATTGCTAATATAGTTCAGCTCTGTACGAATGAGTCTTTGAGCGTTATGGTAACTAGTATTCATTTTCTTTGCATACTCTCTACTAACTTGTCTTGGGTTTCTTCCTCTGACGAATTCTTGAGCTAAGGTTTGTTCAAGATTAATTAGCATCCTGTTTTTATCTGCCCATATTCTTTCGCTATAGTTTTGACCCATCCGTCTTTCCCTTATAGCTGTTTCTAATTGTTTACCTCCAGGAGTGGTAAAGCTTACTCCGTATCTTGCTTGCTTTTGGACATCGAATACTGTTCTGTAGAATGAATCCTCATAAGCGTTCTTTAACTCTTCCCCCAATCCTTCATTATACCTAGTTGCAAGAGTTTCAAGATTATGTCTAATATTAGCGGTTAATTCTTCTAATCTACTAATATAAGCTTTACCGGATAATTGTTTTAAGTAATCTTTATACTCTGCGGTAAATGCTTTATCCCCTAATCTCTTTACCTCATCTAAATATAATTTAACTTGTTTGTTAAAGTTTAACAATTCGTCTGGTCTTAATCTCTTTCTAGCTTCTAATAATGATATTTGATTATCTTTTGAATATCTCCCATAGAATGCTTCAATCTCTTTTGTTATCTTCTGAGTTGTTTCTAAATATGCTTTCTTTAGTTCTTGTTCGTACTGTAGGGCTGATTTCTCATTGGCGATAAGGGTTAACTCTGAACGCTTTATCCAGTATTCTTTGTTTGGAACCTTAATCATTATTCTTCACCTTCCTCACCACCTTCTTCTCCTTCCTCTAGCTCTTCTTCCATCCCATAATCAAGGTTTTGCTGTTTGAGGGCTTCCATCATTTCATTCATCTTTTCTTCTTTCTCTTGTTTAACCCTGTCTAATTCGGCTTGGACATTTGTTACCCACGGGTGATTTGCTACTATTGTTTCTTCACTAATAATTCCTACACTATTCTTTGTATCCTCGATGGTTTCAGATTCATTGATAATCATATCAGTATTGAAAATTATATCTATAGCTAAATCTAAATAATCTCCCATTCCTTTATTCATCATATCAATCTTTATAAACCATAGCACTTCATCTAACGCTGATGAAAACTCAGCTGCTAAGTCATCTGTATCTGTATCAAGGTCGGCATATCTGAATTTCAAGGCTACTCCTGATGCATTCCCAATGCTAACCTCTTGTGTATCTACTCCATTTCCTGCTTCATATATATCTTTCCTTAATCTATTTAGATGACTGTCTATTGCGGCTACATCTAAATTAGTCTCTATAGTTTTCATATCCCCATCACCGGATACGAATGCTGTTCGGAATGTTGCAAGGTTTTGTACGAATTCACCTTTATCTGTTCCATCATAGTTTTTAACAACTTTTATACTATTTGGTATATCTTGTAAGTTGTTTGAAGTGTCTGATGTATTTAGGTCATAATCATCTATTAATGGTTTTATCCATTTCAATAAACTAATTTCATCTGCGTTGTACTTAAATGCTATAAATGGTACTTTATCCCATGTCGCAGCTATTTCATTGAATAATTCATTTCCTTCCTCATCTACCTTAATGTTTCCTTCTTCATCTTTTTGAGGTTCNTTAAATGAGAAGTGACCATTAACTGTTCTTGGCTTGTCAGAGTCTGGCTTTAATCCCTTATCTCCCATTTCATAATACCAAACGCCTTGAGTAGTATGATATTCTACTTTCTTTATTTCTCTTTGTACACCGTCTGGTAGATATCTAATAATAGAATATACTCTTATTATTCCTTCTAGTATTGTATGGTCGGCATCTGCCCAAAATGGTATGATCTCTTCTGATGGAATACGTTTAAATTTCAATTCCCCATTTTCATTGTAATAAACTTGGAGCCAAGCAATCCCATTTACTATCGCATCCCTACCTACATTCTTTAACATCTTGAGGAACTTCTTATCAATATAGGTGCTTACTAAATCATTAAACTTTTCATCAGCTGATTGCATTGATAATTCTTTACTTAATAGATAGTTTACTTTCTGGTTTGTTAACTTCCTCATGAATGGATGGGTTAATTTACTATTAGATAGATTTGTTACTTCTTGTTTAACCCCCCTCCTATCTATATAGTATCTTTTACGGTCTTTGATATCATTATCATTTTTGTAATAATCTTGAGCTGTTAACATTAACTTTCTAACATCACTAGTTAACCATTCATTTATATTAGCATATAAGAAATCTTCATGAGGTTTCTGCAATGATGCTAATTGAGTTACTCCAGCTCTTATGTCCATGTTGACTGCTCTTTGGAAATCTTGAAATATCATGTTTTTACCTCTCCTTTCGTTTATTCTATTATAATATAGGATATTAACATATATTTACTATAATAGGTGAAAATATGACCTTGTACAATCGCTTGTACACGGTTTAAATTAGCTCCCTGACCATTTATATACCCTGATTTACCAGCTAAAGTTAGTGGAATTCAGTTCTTCTGTTGCATATCTTAATGCGTCCATTAAATGGTTATATTCATCTATTGGGTCAGTTGCTGGCTTTCCTGTATCCTTATCTGTTGCCCAAACATAGTTACTTAATTCTACTATGGTATTTACGCAAGATGGATGAACATAAATCTTATAATCTTGAAGCTTCTGGATTCCTGCTTTTACTGAGCCCCTTCCTTTCTTTGCTCCAAACATTCTATATAATCCTAAGTCTTTTAATTCATCTATTGTTCTCGGGTCTTCACTATCGGCGCATATCCTTGCTCTTTCAAATCCTTTATATTTTAGCGTGGAATGGATATCCCTATTCTTCATATGTGTTTTAGATACCTCATCATATATGAACAACTTCTTTTCCTTCTCATCTGCTAATAATGCTATAAAGGCTGTTGGGTCATTTGTGTATCCAAAGTCAAGTCCTTGTAATTGTCTATATTTTGGATTGTCTTCTCTATCTAATTGACGTTTCATGTATTCCACATCAAACTCTAATTCCTGCCAATTCTCAAATACTAATCCTTCTGCAATACCCCAATTACCTTCTCCTTCTATAGAATAACGTCTTGGATTTTCTTCTTTCATCTTTTCGAATATCCTGCGGTCATCATCTCCTAAGAATTCATTACAGTCATAATTCTTTGTTACCGCTAATATATCTCCATCTTTGCTCAAGCCATCTGTTCCTACTTTATCGAAGAAGGCTTTCTTTAACCATATCTTTTCACTCCAGGGGTTAAAGGTTAAGGTATGTTGTTTAAATAATGGTTCAGGCATTTCCCCTCTAATAGACATATCAACTTTGTTAAAATCTTCTTCGTTTGTACATTGGAATGCTTCTTCCCACCATACCCAGCAGAGCTCTCCATCTTCTACTGTAATAGATGTTATTGATTGAGGGTCATCTAATCCTCTAAACATAATCTTTTGTCCTGAAGGTATATANGTNANNTCAAGAGGNGATTTTGTTGCTTTCCATAGATGAGAAACACCCATTCTATTTATAGCCCATTTAAGTTGAGCGAAGGTACTATCTCTATGAGTATTGTAATACCTTCTAATTACAAGTGTACAAGGTTTTAATTCATATTGGTGCCAGTACTTCATCATCATATATGGGAACCAGAAAGAGGCGGTTGTAGACTTCTTACTACCTCTGCCTCCTTTGAGTACTCTGTAACGCCCTCTGAAATTCCAGAACTTTCTATATCCTTTCCCTATTAACTTTGGTAAACTCTTCTTTGTAACTAAATCAGCCATTGTTCACCTCCTCACCCCTTTACTTGGATTGAAATATCTCTGTCTTTGTTTATTCTTTAATTGTTTCAATTCAAGTGTTTGTTTATATTTAACATCAATTGTTATCCTTCTTGCTGCCTCTAATAAGTAAGTACTTCTTGGTATTGTTTTCTTTTGCATTAATCTAATTAGTGTATAGCAGGTTGATAGCTTTTTAAAATGCCCATGATTTTCATACTTCCCTTTATTGTTCTTGACTATATAACCATCTTCATCTTCTAATAT